ACTGTTGGCCGACCCAAGGCTTATAGGGCATTTCAGGAACGCGCGGCGCAGGGACAATGCATACGGTTACGCGATCTACAAGGAGACTCCGAAGTCTCCGAAGAAGATAGATGCGTGCATCGCCGGAATCCTCGCGTATGCGGCGCGAAGCAAGTATCTGAGCCAGTTGAAGGAAGAAGAGAAGGCTCGTACCACCGTGGAGCGTGTCTCCGACGCTTCCGGTGCGACGCTTCGAGGTCCGGCCTACAAGAGGCTGCAAAGAGCGAATTGAGGTGTGTTTGAATGGCAAACAAGGTCAACAGCCTTGTACCGGGCGATGAAGAGCCGGGCGGCGACGGTCTGATATTGACCCGTCTCGCCACGCGCCTACAGAACCGAAACCCGCAGTTGTGCACGTTGAAGACGTTCTATGACGGTCGTGAGACCATTCCGACCAAGAGCGTGCCGAAAAACATGGATGTCACGTCCACGAGCGTGTACAAGCGTTTCGTGGACATGTGCCCCATGAACCTTGCCTCCACCATCGCCAATGCGGTGATAACCTCGCAGCATCCGACAGGTTTCAGGCTCGTGTCCGACAAGACGATGCGTAGCACCGACGCGGATGACATGTGGAACAGTAGCGGCATGAACGTCCGCGCGTTGAACATGTTCATGGATGCGGCGATCTATGGGTGCTCGTATGCGCAGGTGTGGCCGAAGGCGAACCCGTCCTACATTTCACGGCTCAGCCCGTGGACGACTTGCTTGTCCGATGATAAGGATTCGGCGGTTGTTTACGGGTTCGACGAGGATGCGGGCGTCGAGTATCTGACGTTGTATCGTCTCGTCCGTGATGATGACGGCGTGGTGCAGCGAGTTTATTCGCGTACCGCCAAGCAGGAGGTGGAGTCTCGCACCCTGTATTCCGATTCCGTTGATGACGAGGATAGCGTGTACTCGCTTGCCAACGACGATACGGTGAAACGCCCGCGGTTCAAGGCGCAGTTCGAGTGGGATGGCGGTGTTAACGACGATTGGGATTTCGCGGTCAAATGCGGTTGCCTTCCGATAGTCCGCTACCAGACGCCAACCGGCAAGGGGTGGTTCGAGTCGTCGCTAAGGACGCTTGGAGCCATCGACCAGCAGCGTTATCAGAGGTTCTGCATCCAGGAGATGCAGGCGTTCAAACAACGCTGGATCAGCGGTGATCTTCCCGAGTATTACAAGGAGTCCGATCCGGCTGTCAAATATGGTGATGCGCAGGCCGGTCAGAAAGTCGATTATTCCACGCTGTTCCAGATGGGGCCTGCGGCGTTGTGGCTCATGCCGAAGGGTGCGACGGTGGGGGAGTCCGGCACTACCGATATCACGCCGATTCTCACGGCTGCCTCGCAGGACATCAAGCAGCTTGCCGGTGCGACCGGCACTCCGTTGTCGATTCTTTCTCCTGATGTTGCAGGCAGTGCCGAGGGTGCGAAGCTGACCACGCGAATGCTGCGCCTGAAGGTTCAGGATATGAACATGCGTGCGAATGATGCGTTTGTTCTCCTGCTGAAGATGGCGCTCACCGCGGATGGTGGAAGCGACGCCTATGAGGAGAGGTTCGAGACGACGTGGGAGCCCGTGGAGCTTCCTTCCGAACTTGAACAGACTCAGGCGTTCGCCAATGTCGCGGGGCGGCTTCCGTTGAAGACCGCTGCGAGACGTTACCTGCACATGACCGAGACTGAGATCGCGGAGATGGTGCAGGACGCTCAGGATACGAGTTTCAGCACGGTGTTGGCGCAGCAGCAGTCCTCTCTTGCTGATTCATCCAAGACGGTTGATGATGCTATGGGCGCATCCTACTTGGATGGTTCCGATGGTCTGACCGGAGATACGGCGGTGGATGATGGCGACGTTTCAGACGGTCTCTGAGGCTTTGGACGCGCAGCGTAACGCACTTGTCAACGAGTATGTGAGCAGGGCTTGGCGCATGTGGCGGTCGCTCACCCCCGCCGATTTCTGGAATGATGCCGTCACTCAGGGTGTTTCGGCTTACATCACGCAACAGCAGATCGCGTTCGTGAAGCAGATGCGCCGTCTTGGCATCTCGTATGCGAACACCATGCTCGGCATGGTCGGAGTGACGGGCAGGACGGCGCAGGTTCCCGAATATGTGGTGGTCAGGGATAACACCGACCCTTGGAAGGTGTCGGCGCGTCCAGCCGACGCGTACAGGAGCTTCGCGGTGAAAACGCCGGACATTCGCCCTCACGGTTGGGATGATTTGAACGATGCCGTGTATGAGACCGTCCAATCATGGCTGGATGCTGCGGAACGACAGTTGTCCGACAACGCTCTCACCGATGGCGTTGCTGCCCAGAACCGTGCGAGCGAGGAGTATTTCAAGGCTTCGGGCATAAAAAGGTTCCGCAGGGTCATACATCCCGAACTGTCCAAGACGGGCACATGCGGCCTATGTGTAGTCGCTGCCACCAACGTGTTCTCCCGCTCCGACCTGATGCCCCTACACAACAGGTGCAAGTGCACCGTCGCGCCGATCAGGGACAACATCGACCCCGGTCTGAAGCTGAATTCGGATGACTTGCAGAAGATATACGACGCCGCTTCCAAGGCCGGTGGTGGTGGCAGTGGCACAGCTGCGCGGAACCTCACGCAGTTGAGGGTGAGCGTGCGCAACGATTCGGAACTTGGCCCCATTCTCACCAGAAGCGACTGGAAGCAGAATGACGAGGCTCCGAAATGGCGTATGCCGGACACGATCATGACGCAACAGCAGATGCGACGCATGTACGAGCGTGCGACGGTGTTCAACGCCAAATACGCGGAGCTTCTTAACGGTTCCGACAATTCATTGAGCTTTCACTATGACGGTCGTTCCTACACGTTCAGGAAGGGCGCTCATGCTTTCCTATTCGCGCGGTTGGCTTGGGCTGGCCGCTTAGATTTATTAAGGAGATCAAGGGTGGCTGACCCTGAGGAAAAGAAGACTGCGCCCGAAACGGAGCAGCAGAACAGTGAACCCGAAACGGGTGCGGAGTCCGCTCAGGAGCCGAACACCCAGAGCGTCGAACCGGATACGAAGACCGTCAAGCCGGAGGATTCCGGCGAGGACAAGTCCTCCGAACCGGACGATGCGGCCAAATGGAAGGCCATGAGCCGTAAGAACGAGGACAATGCGAAGGCGAACCTCAAACGCGCGGAACACGCGGAAACGGAACGCGATTCGCTTCGTACCGAGAACGCGCGGCTCAAGGTGCGGATGCAGTATCCGCAGATCAACGACGATGCCCTTTCCCTGTGTTCCGAAACGGAACCGGAGAAGATTCAGGAGTGGGCGGATAAGTACGCGAAGCTGAACCCGCTCGACACCGAGCCGGCGAAGCGTGATGTTCGCGAGGACGCCTTGGCACGCAGGGTATCCACTCTGGCCGAGTATCCGCAGGGCTCAGTCAATCCGAAGGCCGCTAAGGGCGACGCCTACCGGCGTCATATGGAACGCCAGAGGAACGCCCGACGCAAGAAGAACTAACCAACAAGATTTAAGGAGTTGAACCTTGACTATTGAAATGGTTAAAACGTCCGGTGTCGTAATCCACGAGGTTGACGATTCTTGGCGTTACGGAGAGAAGAACAGCAACGATTCCGTTTCCGTTGTCATCGTCCCGGAACTGTTCAAGACCACTGACAGCAAGTATCTGACAGGTGTGGGGCCGAAGGCCACCACCGTGTACATCCGAAGCGGCATCCCGCTGGCGAAGATCACCAGCGGAACCAACAAGGACATGTACGGCCCTTATGACAAGACGGCCACCGATGGCCGTCAGACCGCGATCGCTGGATTGTTGGAGTCCGAAGTGGCCGTGAACATCACGCTATCCGGCTGGGATGCCGGTGATCCCACCGTTGGCATGACGTATCGAGGTGACATCGTGAAGTCCAAGCTTCCGGTCGTGCCCGAGGAGGGCGCCGTGTGGGACTGCGATCTCTATGACGTTGAGAACGATTCCATCACCCGTCTTGCCGGTGTCGCGTCCGGTTCGGCCGCGTCCTATGTCCTTCCGGCCGCAACCAGCAATGCTCTCGGCGGCGTGAAGAAGGTCGCGGCTCCGTCCGAAGACACTGTTGCCGCTTTGAAGACGGCCCTTAAGAGCGCCGGCATCTTAGCCTGACGCGCGTTACCTAAGAAACATTCTAAAAACCCGCCCATCGTGGCGGGTTTTCTTATATGTAAGGAGATTCGATGGCACTTGATAAGACCATCATTCCGCCGAGCGAGGCCACCGAGATCGCTCAGGCAGGTTTCGATTTCGTGAACGACCTACTGCCGTTCGCGCAGATGTTCCCTATGAAGTCCAACGAGGGCGACTGGACTGTCACTTGGACTCCGAACCTTCCGGTCGTCAAGACACGCGCCATGCAGCGTCGTGCCTTGGATGCCGAGGTTCCGCACGTCAAAAGCACCGAGGTTTCCGCCGAGAAGCACACCGGACTGCTCCCATTGTCCGGCATGGGGCACATCACGGAACGAGAGGTGGCGAAGGCTTCCAAGCAGAAGAGCGCCACCGACTACGTGCACGACAAGGCCGAGAAGCTGTTTGAGCAGATGGGCCGCGAAGCCGCAGTCACCTTGGAGCTTGAACGCATTCAGGCGATGATGGACGCGACCATCAAGATCAAGGAGGGCGATGATCGCGCAAGCGAACTCGTCACATATTCGTTCGGCCGTCCAACCAACCAGCAGAATGTCGTTCCGACCGTCAAGTGGAGCGACCCGAAGGCGGACGTGTTCGCCGACCTGAAGAAGTGGGTCAAGCTCATGCGTACCGCACGCGGACGCGCGCCGCACGCGGTGCTGACCACCTCAGCGGTCATCGATGCGCTGACCGCCAACGAGCAGATGCGTACCGCGTTCTCGAAGGTGGATCTGGAGCATTCACCGGTCCGCCTGTTCCGCACCGATGTTGAGAACATCCTTCGTGAGAAGTTCCAGCTGACCGACATCCGCTACATCGATGAACTGTACGAGTCCCTGTCGTTGGACAACAACTTCGAGATGAACGTGGACACCAACACGCTCATTCCGGATTCCACGTTCATCCTGTTCCCGTCCTACAACGACGATTCTCTCGGTTTCACCGCGGACGGTCCGACTGCGGAAGGCCAGGATGCGGAGTTCGAGTTGGGCAAGAATGTCAACAAAGGTCTCGTTGCGTACATGATGCACCATTACGCTCCGGCCAACTATGACCTGTGGGTGAACGGCACCGCGTTGCCGGTGTTGCAGGATGCCGTATCGACCTTCAAGGCGAAGGTTCTGTAGCCTGTAGGAGGTTCCCGTGTCCAGCAGCATCGCGTCCGGTATCGACTGGAAGAAGTACATGCAGTTGGAGTTGGTCGATGACAGGCGTCTCGCCGACCGGTATTCGAACGAGTGGGTTATCCACAAGTGCCGTGTCGCTGCGAACATGGCGCTGGCATGCAGTCCGAACGTGGAGCCGCGCCTGAACAACGGCTATCTGGATGAGGAGACGTTCGCCTATGTCGTCTGCCAGATGGTCATTCGCGTGATGCGATGGACCGATCTGAAGTCGGAGACGAACGGCTCCTACACGTATGAGAATCGCAGTCCGCAGGACAATCCGCCATCCTATGACGCTTCCCCGAACCTGTACGTGAGCAAACGCGAAAAGCAGCTGCTTCTCGGTTACGAGGAGGGGAACGGTCCAATAGGAACGGTGTTCGTCGGCGTCAACAGAATCTGGGGGCTTTGATGGAGGGCGAAACGCTTGACACAGGGCATCTCTTCGATGGTGTCGATGCCGACGAAATAGGCGGCGGACATCTGTTCGACGAGGTTGATGCCAAAAAGCATGTTTTTAATAATCTGCTTCATCGCGACGTGATCGTCTACGAGGGCATGGTTCCGTGGGTGACGTGTCATGGGAGCACGACTATCCCAAAGTATTTGGATGCGGATGGTAGGGTTCTTGACCCGGCCACGGTTTCCAATGTGGTTCGTGCGGGTGGTTTCGTGCCGTCTATCACCAGTGGCGGAGTCTCGTATACCGCGGATGTTCACGAGGTTTACTGTTGCGTGGTCGGACGCACCCAGAAGAACAGCGTCATGAGTGAGAATTGGGCGCAGGATACGACTCCGCAGGAGTTTGGCGGTAATCGTGAGATGAATCAGGTGAAGGTTCTCGCGCCGGAATGGCATGGGGACTTCTATTCACGGTTCTGGTTCAACGGCTCATGCTATGAGGTTGACGGTTCGCCGGTTTTTCTTCCTCATTCGTCCGATATGGCTAGGCATTACGAGTTTCCGGCTCGCCGCGTGTATGCGGCCGAGTTGGCTCATAACCGTATCGTTCCGCCCGTTCCACCGAAGGGGGCTGAAACATGGGGTATGTGAAGCTTTACCCTGATTTGAATGCGAGGGTCGCGGAAACGTTCGGCGGCAAGGTCACTCGCCCCCACGCTTTGAAGGTTCAGGCTCGCGCGAAGGCATTGGCCGACATGCGGGCCAAGCATTCGAGCGTCGCCGACCGTATCAACATTAACGTTCACGCTCACGGCTCGCATACGAGCGTGGTCATGAGCGTGACCGGCCGTGACGGCTCGCAGATCGCATCCTATTTGGAGTACGGGTATTTCAATCTGCGTGCGCAACGTCACCTGCCGGGCATGTACGTGATGAGCGAGGCAAAGTATGGCT